GCAGTCGTACCTTCTAGGACCGCTTGTCTGGCTTCGATGAAAGGCTTTGAAAATTCTGCTTCGGTGAGGAATTTATTGTAGTCGCTCACCCTGACAATGACGTTCCCGTATTCGTCACGGAGCTGTACTAACTGGTGCAACCCGAAGCCCTGTGATCTGTGGAAATTGTCCAAGTTGTAGATGTATTCGAGCATCGAGTCGGACATCTGCATATATGTGTCTGAACCCGTCGACCCGACTTCGTGGAAGCCTTCGATCAATTTGTCTTTGTGAAGATTCGCTTGAACGGTGGCATCTGCCATCAATGCGTTGAATTCAGCGGCATCTTCTTTGCGACGTTTGCGAATGCTCGACATCCCGAATGCAAAGATCGCAAGCGGTACGGCAAACCCGGCCAGGTTAGAGGCAAAATTGGTGATAAATGACTTACCGGCCAGACCACCCGCTTTTGCAGAAGCAGACACCAACGGTGCCGCCGTACCCGTCTCCATACTCATGTTCGCGGCTGTGAGCGCGGCTTCACCTGCGGCCGCTCCTCCGGCACTTTCAATCGCCGCTAGGCTTGCCTCTGCTGAAATACCTGCACCTGCGGTCGCAGATGCTCCAGAAGTCACAGTACCCGTGCCGAAGAGTTTTGCCATGGCCGCGCCAATCAAACCGCCACCACCACCACCACCGCCGGACTTCGCCGCCCCGGCAACCTCTGAGCCGGTGAACACGCCGGCAATGATGTCGCCCAAAGAACCACCGCCGCCGAATAACTTACCCCATGTCCACTTCGCCACAATCTCGGCGAATGCTTTGAGGAAGAGGTTTTTGACCTGCTTCAAGAAATCTTTTACCGAATCAATCCCTTTCCCCGTGAACAGACCTTCCCACATGGTCGTCCAGGCGTCCCGCATACCACTTACAGCATCCATCCAAATGTCTTTGAGGCTCTTAACCTTCAGGCCAAAGCCGTCCAATTCTTCCCCCGTTTCCCCGGCCTGCTCTTTGAGAGACTTCATTTCCTTCGTGTAAAGCTCCCAACCGATCTGCCCGTCGACATACAGCCATTTGAGTTCCAACATCTTGTCTTCCAGTAAATCCAAATCTAGCTGTGCGGCCGCTATACCGTCCTTCCATGCTTTCATATTCTGTTCAGCTTTGCTTAATTCGGGGACTAGCTTTTGGACTGCCTTCTTTTGCTCCTCGGTTGCTTTGGTTTGCTTCTTTTGTTCCTCCGTTGTCTCTTCCGTTTCTTTCCCAAGCTTTGATTGGGCATCGATTGCTTTGAACTGAGCCTGGACGTTTTTGTCAATTTGGTCTTTCTGATCTTCCAGTTCTTCGGTCAACTTCTTTGCCGTATCCTTCAGTGATGCTGATTCTTTATCAAGATCATCCATTGCACGACCGATCATCTGCGTCACAGTCACCATCTTCGCCGCCATATCGATCCCGAGGTGTTCAAAACTCTTGATCACACTCATCACAGCACCCTTCCAGAGATCGACAAACCATTTTTTGAAGGACACCCAGATTCGGCGTAAATCGATAACCATGAGAGCGAACTTATTTTTGATCGTTAGCCAGGCTTTGTGAAATACAGCTATTAGAGTGACGGTCACTTTCCTAAAGACATCCGGGAGTTTCTGGAGATCACCCCAGAGGTCGTTACTAACGCCACTCAACTCGCCGATCCTATTTATTGCCCGTACCGTTTCATCCTGGAAAAAATAGATTGAGGTTGCGGCTATCGCTATCAAACCGGGCAGACCTCCGAAGGCCGCATACATCGAAACAGCTAGAGTGCGAGCTGATACCGCGGCCACGGCCATTGCCCCCTGCATTGCGACAATCAGTCCCACGACCTTTTTGATGACATACAACTCCACCAGAACAGTGACCAGGAACTTCAGTTCCCTGCCCCATTCTCGAATGAACTTCGCCGTATCAACAAGAGTAATAGCTATTTCTTTGAACGCCCCGTTTGCCTCCAGAACCACATCACGCAACAGACCGTTCCAGGTTGTCGCTACGTCTTGCCAGGCATCTGCCACATCGGCGGCACCCTTTGCCGCATCGTCGGTCAGAACACCTCCGAGTTCTTTCGCGTGTTCCATCAGCGACTGAAATTCTTTTGGGCCACCGGCAACAATCTTTATCATCTCGGACCCGGACCTGCCCATCAAATCCATTGCTACACCTGTCGCCACTGATTGATTTTCCATCCCGCCCAGGGATTCAACGATCTGTTCGAACTGCTCTTCCGGGGACAGTTGTATGAAGTCATCGACCTCAATACCGAGAATATGAAAAGCATCTTTTGCTGTGGTCAGGCCCTTCTGTGCGTCATAAGCAGATTTCTGCATCTTCTGCATAGCCTTGGAAGTCTTTTCAAAATCGATCCCGGCGCGACCTGCGGCGTGCTGTAAAGCAGACAGGAACTCTGTACTCGCTCCCAGTTGAACACTGAGTTTCTGAAGCGAATCGGCACTTGTGACTGCACCCTTGATGAGTCTTCCCATCCCTGCCGCACCACCGAGCAGGGCGAACCCTTTGATCATGCCGTTCATCATGGTCTGGGTCTTTTGCATCCGACCCTGTAACTGACGGAACGCCCTGGCCGTCTTGTCCTCGGCCGTGATCCTAATTCTGGCGTCAGCTACAGCCATTATCTGGATTTCTCAGCTTTGTACTCAAACCACGCGGCCCAGTACGTCAGTTCGTTCACACTGATTTCCGTCATTACGCGATATAGACTCATGCCAAGTTCTTCAGCGACCCGGAATATCAAGGTTGGGTCTGGATCGCTGAGTCGGAGTTTTTTCTTGCTTCCTCAATAGTCACTTCCGGTTCCTCATTGATCGCAAGAGCGATGCGACTCAAAGTGTCTGGATCGACTTTGGTCATAAAGAATTTCTTGTCCGTATTAGTGAACAACCTTTCCCCATCTTCATTCAGCGCACGACGAACGACCGTTTCGGCAATACTGCTGAGATCGTTCTCTGCAATGAACTTATAGATGGCGTTCTTCTGTTCAAGATTCGCCGGTTTGAAAAATATCTCCCCGCCCCATTCGTCAATATGAATTGACCGCATAGGAGCGGAGAGAGTTTCGGCCCAATCCTTAGCGGCATTGGCTTTGAATTGTGCACCTGTAATTGTCATTATTTGCCCCCGTTGGGTTTTAGACTGTTGACCAGGTTACGCCACCAGTGGCTTGCCACCCGAATGACCGTTCAACAATGCTTCCCATATCAACCGAAACGCCAACACTGGTAATCAGTGCGGTGCAGGTTGCGAATGTATCGCCACTATCTGCGCCCTCTGGATAGAGATTGAGTGTCACGCTTGCGCCGGCGGTCATCGCCCCCTGGCCACTGGTATCTGTTTCGTCCCAGTGACAAGTGATCGTGCCAGTTGCAGTCGTTGTCCCGACAAGGAAAGATTTTGAAGAATCCCCCATTGCCGTCTTTTCGGCCGTGTCGGCAGTCTCATCGATGCTGTACGAACTTATTTCAGCAACGACGTTTGAGCCGATGTGTACCGTGCCGTCTTTACCATGATGTGTAGCCATCGCTTACTTTCCCTCTGATTCGCGCCGAGGCGGTTTTACTTCTGCCTTCTTCGGTGCGGGTTTCACTTCAGCCACTGGCTTGTAACCTTTGGCTTCCATTTCTTTGATCTTTGATGGATGAACATCCACCACCGATCCTTTGAATTGCATCTTCATGTGTTACCTCACAATGCGGTTCCAGGCGTATCATCCTTGGTGATGTAGACAACATTGAAAGTCAGCTTCACAACAGCTAGCGGCTGTTCACTTTCGCCCCGAAGCTCGATCTCGGTTCCGGACAAGATGCAATCCTTGGCCAACCCGTTGATCGTTACGTCACCCATGAGTGCCGTTTCGACTTCTTTCGCTATAGTGTCAGCAGTGTCATCGGTGTTACTTGCGGCCTTGGCATAACCTTCAACAACCAGGTCCAGAATCCGAATTAGATTCCGACCAGTTGACACTCCCTCCAGGTCAATAGACTCAGAGGTTGTGTAAATGATCAGCCCTGGCAATCCGGCCGATTCCATCGGATACACGCGAGACTGAAACACGTTCGTCCCGGTTGTTGACAGACTCGTAAGAGTTGTCGCTACCCGTTCACGTATCTGTTGCCTTGCATGCGTCACTGTTCTTCTAGAACCAGAGTAATCAGGCCGGTGCCATCAGGCTGTGCGCCGCGTACTACATAACTTGTGGAATTGGCGACCAGTGTTTTCCCGTGAACAACGCCGCTCACATCAGACGCAACACAAGTGAACACTGGGAACTCGCCTTCCACGTTTCCGATCTCGACATAGTCCCGGTCAAGAATTCCATTGACCGTCGTTGACCCGTCATAGGTTCCCGCGATAGCGAATTGATCCGTATCGAAGAACCCAGACAGGTCAGTGGACGATTCAGTCGCCATCCTTCTTTTTACGACTCACGATGGAGACTTTTTCAGCAAGACCTTTGTCAATGAGAACTTGTGCGTTCTCAATTTCCAAGACCTCGCCGACTTTGAAACTCTTTCCCTGGAACTTACACGACTGCTTGACTTTCACTTTCATGTCATCTCACCCACAAGGTTCAGACACCCTTGGCGAAGGACTCGCCGTGACGAACCGCAACGTCTACGTCTTGCAAAGCAACGATGCGAACTGTCCCTGCGGCCGAGCCGGTTGAGGTGTCGACGTTGAGATCCAAACCGCCCCAGTAGCCGATGATTAGGTCGGCCCAGTTTCCGAACAGGAGTTGCCCGGCGGTGGTGAGGTTGTTCGTGACGATGACCGGGTATCCGTTCATCTCGCCACCCGCCATCATGTAGGTCGCCTGACCAGACTCTTTGACAGTCTGTTTCAGATAACCTGCTTCAGCGGCGTTGGTGAGATAAGCCAGACGGCCTAGCAGAGCGTTGTCCTGGCTGACTTCCGTTTCAACGTCAACGATCTCGCCCCAGGTGGCCGCACCGGCGGTTGCAGATGCGAAGGCTACTGATCCAACACCTGTAGCATTGACGATCCCGGTTGGAGTGTTGCTTGAGCCGTCACCTTCCAGTGCTTTGTTGTCGATGGCCAGGGCCAGGCGCAGTGCCAGGTCAGTTCGGATGAAGTTCTCAATATCGATTGAGGACTGGAGTAGCAGTTTTCGCGCTATGTCAGTCATAGCACCAACTGTTCCAGGTGACATCGTTACCTGATCGAACGCTTGGGTGCTTTCCGTGATTGAGTTGTTTTCAGCAACCCAATATGCCGTTGCGCCCCCGGTTGCTCTTGGGATGGCAATGTTGCCGCTCAAGTCGCGGAGGATAGTTGCACCGGCAGAAACGACGGCCATGCTGTTGTCCAGTTTGTCGATGAACGACCCACTGAGAAGATCAGTCGATACGGTGTACCCGCCCAACGAATCCGTTCCGACAAGCATGTCGCGCTTGCCGTTGAGGACATCTGTTGGGACGAACATCCCCGTCGGGTCACGGTGCGTTTTTTCTGCGGTGGCACGTGATGCTTCAAACTCAAAACCCGCGGCTTCCTGTGCGCGTCTGTCAGCCGGGTTAGCCAGAGCGTTGATTGCTCGGACGAATGAATACTGCCGAACTTCCGGCTCACTCATACCGATATCGGGACGCTGTGGCTCCGGACGATCTTTGATCTTGTCCAACAACGCCGCCCGGTAATCGTCAACCGACTTACCTTCTGCGATGAACTCACGCGCCATTTCCTGTTCGCCGTGCATAGCACCAAGAGCCTCGATGCCGTTAATGCGCGACAGTTCCGCTTTCCGCACCGTGTCCCTTTCAACTTCAACGTCAAAATGGGGCGTTGGAGCGACAGCGGTTTCAACTACTTTTGATTCGTCTGTCATTTCGTTTACCTGAATTGAATTTCTTTCGATAGCCGTTTCAAACTCCTGTTCCGTATCCCTTCCGACACCTACCGAGGCATCTGCCGGGATGCTGACCAGGGAGATTTCATAAGGCTCCCAATCGACGGCGCGAAAAACCTCATCGCTCTCGTCGTCCTGTTTCATGCTGTGAATCCGATAGCCGACACTGATGTGCCTTCGAATCCCGTCGACCACATCTGCAAAAATCTCGTTAGCCCGTGACGACTTGCCAAATCGCACTAATGCCCGGCCCACCCGGTCTTTGCTAACGGTTGCTTTTTCTACGACTCCAACGTGGTCGGTAGGGTCGTGATCCACAAGCAACGGCCCACCGTCTGTCAGCCGGCCAAGGCGTACTGACGAGGGGTCGTGATCCAATATTTCTGTGCCGAACCATCGTTCGACACCTTCCTCGCTCGAAAACGAAAGACCGACTTCACGCGAGTCTTGGTCTACATCGTCGGAGCGCAGTTCGTATGAGCGTCTGAATATTCCGGTCTTAATCGATTCCATTTGCCGGTTCCTCTGATTGTTGGGAGGTCAGCGTCAGGCCGTACTGCTCGGCCAGGGCTTTTTCCCGTTGTAGTTGTTGAAAAATCTCTTCAAGGTCTTTCCCCTGGGAGGCCGCGATATCGCTTCGAGTCGTAACCCCCAGGGCCACGCCTTCAGCATTTGCTTTTTGGTCTTTCAGTGGATCAACCCACGACCACCCACGCGGTTGCCAGACAACCTCCTCAAACTTCTTGATCTTTTCCGGTGGTAAAGCGAGGGCAGATGTCGTAAGTGCAGAGCGCAACCAACGCCGATAGATCGGGTCCATGAATTGCTCGATGAACCATCCCTGCAGAAGTCGCCATTGCTCACGTTCTTCAAGAACACCGGAGCGAATGGAACTGAAATTGACTTTTTCTAAATCGTTGGCGAGCGTGTGATAGGAAACATTAAGACCCGCCGCCGCGCCGCGTAGGGCGGCTCGAACAAATGAATCGAAAGCAGTAGTCGGATGCTGTGGGTCAAACGCCTCGAACCCCATCCCGGCCGGGAGTTGTTCAAACAGGCCCGGCTCAACATCGGTGACCAGATTACCCGCACCATCCTCGTCATCGCCTGTGTATTGGTCGCCATCGGGTGATGTGTAGAACCCCATCTTTGATGCCGATACCCTGGCCGCGACCAGTTCGGCCTCTTCATACCCGCCCAACATATTCAAGCGACGAATTGCGGTCTGGAGCCACGGAACTCCACGAATCTGTCCTGGACGATCCGTCATGTAGAGGTGCAACATCTGCGTCGCATCTACTCGTTCATAAGTTTTGCCCCGCCATTCGATTGTTTCGTCGCCTGGATGACTCGCTCGGAGGTAATACCCTGTAGGACGGCCGAATGTATCGACCTCAACGCCCATTCGGACTTCCGAAAGTCCTCGCTCCCTCTGCCGGTTGAATTCGACATCAAGGTGATCTGACTCAAAAACGTGGAGGGCTAACCCGTAAGGATTAGCGGATGTGTTGATAAACCGAACCAGGCACTCCCCGTCACGCGCCACCGTTTCGATTGCCAGACGTTGAACATCCCGCCAGGACAATCGCCCGGTCATTGTGCAGTTCTCCACTCGGCCCCATTCCCCCCAGGCCCGTTCTATTGCTGTCGAATCATCGGCATCGATATCACCGTTGCCCCGCTTGGCCCTGCTTTGAAGAACGATTCCATTCGTTCCTATGACGTTGGCTTTGACCATCCCCAGAAATCTCCGGGCATAGTCGTTGTCCATCGTGAGCTGTCGGGACCGCTTTCGCAGAGTCGGCAGTTGGACTTTCAGAAGCTCATTTATTGACAGCGATGTGCCTTCAAACGGATTCGTCAGCCGGTCTTTCTCTGCGGCGGCGAATCCACGACGAGGCAACCGCGACAGACTTCGCTTGCGAGGCTTTTTATTGAAGGGCCAGATCACTGGAACCGGGTCAACACACGGCCAGAGTGGCCTAGATTGTTGGCGATGCGTTCTGCTCGTTGCGCCCTATTCCATTCCTCTTTGTATCGATCACGAAGCATCAACAGTTCGGGGATCGGAGTTCTGGACAGGGATCGTCCGGCGATTGAATAACCGGATTGGTCTTTACTGGCTCGGCCCTCGATGACTGCCTCGATTGCGTCGAGGACTTTCTTGATATGGTTTCGTGGATCGGTGGTGGCCGAATCGCGATTAGCGATTACTTCCCAGGTTCCACTGTCTACCGTTATGCGTTCCGAATCGGATGACCGGGTGATGTAGGCTTGCCAGTGATAGATTCCGGCACTGTAACCGGATGTTGTTGACTGCCCGACCTCTACGATGTAGTCGGTGCCGCTCTCACTGGCGGTGATCTCAATCTCGGTGCTTCCGCTGTCCTCTAGACGAGCGGAATACTTGAGTGCGTAGCTACTGGGATCGTAGTCTGTCCCTAGATCAGTTCGTTTCCAGGCTACTCGATCTCCGGCGACAATCTCGGCCGGTTCTGTCTCTGGGTAATTTGTTGAGGTGAAGAGATTTGCCACTGCGTCGCCCGAAGATATCCACAGGCAACCCCAACAATAATTCTGAGTTTGTCAACAAAAAGAGTGGGGATGCACCCTTTCAGGTCCAGGTCCATTGCAGAACTACGTAAAGAGAGAATACGTAGGTTGACATCTTTGAGAAACGAATAATCGTGTCAAACCCCATCTTTGAGAAACGAATAATCGTGTCAAACCGCGTCTTTGAGAAACGAATAATCGTGTCAAACCGCGTCTTTGAGAAACGAAAATTGTGTCAATTACCAGTTCTTGACGAATGATCTATCTCTTTTTTGACGCTCCGGTTTTCTTGTTTTGCTTTGTTTTATGGTGTTCCAATCTGGATTGAGGACGATCTGCGCCGCCCAGGCATAGACCAGACAGTCCAGGGCTTCGTTCCTGGGCCTTTGCTTAACCCATTCCCGCACCGGGAATCCCTTCCGATATCTGGTGACCACCTTTTCTGCCGTCAACTGATCAAAGAATTCCTCGTCAAGAGTGTCGGCAAAATGAATCCCTTGATCCAGTTTGAGCCTGGACAGGATCGCGTCCTTGAGCGTATCCACCCCCACAATGACCCCCATCGCCTTGATCCGGCCGACTGGCTTCGGTCTTCCCGCTATAGCCGCCCTTCCAGACCCGGACATACCCTTACAAGCGAATATACGGCGACTGGTGCGCGGTTTGACAAACTCGTAAACCCTTTGGGTTAGGTAGCCGCTATCAACGCATACACACGAGATTTTGCGACCACAGCGGTTGATTAGTAGGTACTTATCTAATTCATCCCAGGGATCAGGAAGTGACGGATTCCCCCAAAATATCACCTGTTCCAGTATCCAGGCCCCGTTATCCTCGTCCCACCCGACCAACTGCGCCTCGATCCTGTCTGCCTGGACATCGACCCCTGCGGTCAGGAGTTTTACCGCTTCCGGGATCGAATCAGTGTCGAACGACTCCCGGCGCGACATAAGCCCCTCGCCCTCTACCTGCTCCCCCGCTTCCTCCCAAGTCTCGCCTAGCGATGTGTTGACCCAGGTCTTCAGCGTTTCCGGATTCTTCTTGGCCTCCAGAAAGTCCTGGGCAACCTCGGCCCAGGTACGCCACGGTGAATAGAGTTCATTTATGTAGAACCCGGCCGTTGCGCTTTCCCTGGTAGATCGCCAGTAACCATTCAGAAGCATCGACTGTTTTTGTTTCTCTTCGATGACCCCCCCGCAATGCTCACAGGCATAGACCGCATTCTCGGGTTGTCCCTCGGGCCAACTCACTCCCGACCATTTGAGGGTCTGCGGTTCTTCACAATGAGGACAGGTGACAAAGAATTTCCGCTGATCCGATTCTTCAAAAGCGGCTTCAATGCGTGACGCACCTTTAATCGTGGGCGTACTGGTGAGGATTATCTTTCGGTTCCAGAATGTGGCCGTTCGACGACGGGCCAGGTTCACCGGGTCACCCTCAGAACCGGCAGATGGGGGAAACCTGTCCACCTCATCCTGTAGAACGACTCTAATCGGCCTGGATGCCAACCCCGCCGGGCTATTGGCCCCGGTAATGGTCAAATGACCGCCTGGGAAGGTCTTTTGCATGACCGTGTTGCCAGAATCTCTGGCCCTCGGGTCTTTAACCTTCCCCCGCAGTGACGGTGTATCCCGCAACATGGGAGCGAGTCGGTCCTTGGAGAACGTCTTGCCCATCTCCAGAGTTGGCTGAACAACCAAAATCGGCGACGGGTCTTGGCTGATGAAGTAGCCGATTATGTTTTCGATAACACTGGTCTTGCCTACCTGGGCAGAGGACATCACGACAATGGTTTCAACAAGGCGGTCTGTTACCGCATCCATGATCCCTTTTTGGTAAGGAGCGCGATCCGTTCGCCACTGACCGGGTTCGGCAGAGGACTCAGGCGACAGTCTTCTGTTTTTGTCGGCCCACTCGCTTACTGTCAGCCTTGGCGGTGGCTTCCATGTCCTTGCCGTTTGCCGTTTTACGCTTTCGAGCGGGGATACCGCTACCGGAGAGTTCATCTAACGCCTCTTGTATCTGGATTCGCAATATGTCTTCCGCATCGGAAAAGGTATCTGCGGCCATAACCAGGTGAGCGACCTTGGCCGGTACGCCCAAAAGCCTGGCCCTGGCATTTCCGACCATCTGTTGCCATTCATCGGCAACGTCCTCGGCGGGGATCATTAGACCTTTGAGTTCTGACACCTCCAATTCCGTTCGGTCAGCCTGGGCGCGGAGCAACCGGGTACGCTCAAGATGGGCATCCGTCCTGGCTAACTCCTTCCCCATCGTCCGCTCACGCAGGTAGGTTATATAGCCCTGGACAGAGCCTATGAGGTCATATCGCCCACCACGCTCTGGCGGCGGGATAACTCCCTCCTTAACCAGATTTCGCACGTGTCGCTCGGATAACTTGAGCACACTCGCAATAACCTTTGCCGGGTATCTAGGGGAACTCGGGGATGCCACGCAAAATCAACTCGGTAGGGAAGTTAAACGTCCAGGCCTACCGCTAACGAAATTTCGGCCGCCGCGTACC